CAACTGGCACGTCACGACGGGCAGCTTCGTGGGCCCGGGCGGCGGTGTACGCGAACGGCAGCTTGCGGGCGGCGGCGTTGTCGTACACGACCCGGCCGCTCCCGAGCTCGAGCACCACCACGGGCGTCGGCAGGTGCACCAGCACCGCTTCGACGTCCATGTGGGGGGTCTCGGTGAGCATCGTACGGCACGGAGGTTTTAGCCGCGGGAATGCTGCCCCTCAGATACCGAGGTGACCGTCATCTCATAGCCGAGGCTCCGGTAAACGCCATCGCAGACCATCAGGGCGACAACAGCTTCCGGCTTGATGCCGAGGATGCGTACGCCAGACTTCAGCGTCATACCGCCTCGATCAGCGGCACCTGAATGCCTCGCTTGATCAGCCCCTTGCGCACGTCGTAAGCGTTCGTCTTCCCCGGTGTGAACACTTCCAGGAAGAGGTGCTGCAGCGCCGGAAGCGCCCCGTAATCAGGGCTGTACTCGTCGATGTCAAGCTCCCAGACTCCGGTAACGTGGTAGATCATCTGCATGGAGCATTTCCAGCAGCATTCGCGCCATCCTTCGCGTGCGGTCGCGCCGTGATTCGAATTGAATCTCCACGCCCGAAAGTCGCCCGATTTCTCTAGTGCCTTTACATGCTCCAGAAAGTCATACGTTGCCTTTACGGTGATGCGGTCAATCTGCGTAGTGAGAATCTCAACGCACGGAAATTGATGATGCGCGAGTATCGCAAGGATGTTCTCTCGCATCTGGACGATCCGCGCCCCTGTTTGTGCTTCCGTCTTGCTAATCATCGAATCATCCGCGCCACTTGCTCGTAATCGACGGCCCGCCAGAACTGACCCTGAGCCACCAGGCCGCGCTTCGGGCTTGTGTTGCCACCGTGAATCCGCGCTATCATGCGATCCTTTGCGGGCACGCTCACTGCGCCGCCGACGCGCTGCAACAGGTCGCCGTCTTCTGCCACCGTCAGATGGTCACCGAACTTATGCGATCGCCAGAAATGCCGCGTATACAAAAACGACGTCCCAAGAGCAAAGCGCCGCTCTCCGACGTACAACCACGCTTCCTTGCGTTCCTCATCGATGAACGGCATCGACTGATAGCCGACGAGTCCCGCCTGCTGCGCGATCAGGAGCTTATATTGCTCCGAGAGGCGATTCGGGTGCGACCAGTCGTCAGAATCCCAGTGCGCTATCAGTTCGCCCGCTGCATTCTCACAGCAGCGGTTACGCATCCAGCCGACCGTCTTCGGGTCCGGCCCAACGTAGTCGTAGCAGTCGGCATGATCAAGGATCAATTCCTTGATGGGTGTGTCGCTGTTATCGACTACGATCAATTCCTTCGGGTGATACGTCTGCGCACGGTAGCAAGCCAATGCGCCCGCGATAAACTCCTGGCGATTGCGCACAGGCATGATGCACGAGATCAGCGGTTTCATAGCTTCGTTCCGTCCAACATCACCTCGCCGTCGTCTTCGATAACGGGCGTCTGATCTGGCTCCGGCTCTTTCTTCGGCGTCACGGCGATGCGATCCTGCACGAAGGTAATCGTCACCTCGGGCGGTGCGCTGTCATCCTCTGAGGTAGCGATTCGCTTCGCTACAAAGCCCATCTCTGAGCACACGTAGAGCAGGTAATCGAGGCCCTCGCGGTCAATGCGAATCACTGGTTGTAGTTAATCTCCGGAGGAAGCATTAACGAAGTGTCGATGTCATTCATGACGAGCGACAGAATCGTGCTGAAGTCTGCCAGCCGATAATACGGCCGCGGCGATGGCGGCTCCTTCGTCTGCCGGCCGCCTTGCGCCCATGCCAGCCACGCATCCACGTATCGCTCGTACAACTGCGCGTTGTAATTCGTGTTGCTGATGGTCACCTGAATGGCGCTTGCCATCTTGATCGTGTCGGGAGCGAATTGACCAAGCGATTTGACATGCGCCACGAATGCAGGTGGAACAGGTTGCGCCGCGGGTGGCATGTGCTCCTTTGGATTCGGGATCGCTTCGCCCGCCTGCTCCCATCCGTATCCGCCCTCACTGAGCTTCCAGACGATTCCGGTCTGCGGATCGACCACTGTCTTTGGTGTATATCTCGGAGGCGGCTCACTGCCGCTGAAAGGATTTGGATTCATGATTTCACCTTTTGTATACAATTCAGGATTCTGCTGGAAATGTTCAGCAAGCGTCATAGCGTGATTTATCCAAACGTCACGACGCGGAACCTCATCAGCCCGCGCCTTGTTTCGCCGTCAGTTTCGCGGAATGATTCCGCAAGTTCGCACCGGCATTCAACCGTCTGCGTGCCGGACACGCTGATCGCCTGCCGATGAAGCAGCATATAGACGCGCTGCATGATTTGTTTGCACTTCGACATGCCGCCGTCTTTCGTCCAGACTTGGATTGTCAACGTCTCCTGTGATCCCGTTTCTGTCAGAAGATCGTCCGGCGCCGATGTCGATTCGCCAAGGGTGATGTAAGGCGGCTGCGTGTTCTGATCTGGATTGTCGAGCACGCCATTGATCAGCGTCATCAGGGTCACATCGCCCGTCAGAGTGCTATATATGGCTTGCTGAATCGGCCAGGATCGAAGCATTACAATATATATAGGGTTGCCTTACCGGAGGCACGAGGGAGTAGCGTCCCCACCTATAACGCGGAAGCCGATCAACGGTGTGGGTTCAGCCGATCGGTTCGTGCGGGTGTAGCTCACAGGATCAGAAACGCGAGCACCGGGGCGGCAACCCCTACGCCAGTTCACCTGACAGCCGCCGCCACTCGTCCCTGATCATTCGCTCAAAATTCGGCCTCTCTGCTTCGAGTGCCGGAAACAGAAACGGCAGCGCCGGAGTGCCTTTCCGTGCGATCTTCAGCGCTATCGGATAGGCTGCGCTTTCTGGAATCCGATGCCGCCTGCACCATTCGCGAATCGGATCAAGCGGCGGGAAGTGAGGCCGTGAGCCGAACTCAATCGACGGTGCATATTTCAAATCGCTGCCGACGCGCTTTGCAAAACCGCCTGAGAATGTTTCAATCTTGACCGATGCCCGCAGTCGCCCGGTGTCAACCGTTTTGTTGTCGGTGATGTTATGCTTTGCCCGCGACTGGACCGCTATCGCTGTCGCGTTGATCGCGTTCCTGGTAAACTCGGGAGCGAGTCTCTTCAGTTTCGCGACGTTGGCCTGTAGTTCCCGGCTGCCCGTGATGCGCGTAGAGAAGTCTTGAGCCATGGGAGAACTTAAGCCGCTTCGAGAGCCGGGGTTGTTTGTTGACTTGGAACAGGAGCTTCTTACTCCCCAAGTCGTTCCTCACAAGTCAACTCCATCCAGCGATGCCGCTCCCCCAGATCGACAATGCCCTGAATCTCGAATTGCCGAGATCCGTAAGCCACCCGCATCGTCTGATTCAGCCCGGAACGATACCGAATAACCACCGTCAAGCCTTCAAAGCTCGATGTCTGATCGGCGTAGGTCGTCTCGCCTGCCGACCGCGGTTGCACCAGCGCGGGCAGCAGCGTCGGCGGTGATGTCGATACGTAGGTGACGGTTTTTCCGCCGCCGCCGTCCGATGCCTTCGACTGCATCAGAATTTCGATGCGGTGCTTCAGGTCGCGGGCAGAATAGCGGTCAGGCATGATGGTTTCAAAGGGCGAGTGATTTGACACCCGCCCGAAAGTGAGACGTGTTAGGCGGTCGGTTCTGTCGGCTCGGCCGGAGGCGGTTCCGGCGTCGGCTCTGGTGTTGGCTCGGGCTCGGGCACCACATCGGCGATGCTGCGCAATGTCGCTTGCTGCTCACCGACGAGATCGGCAATTTCCTGAACGAGCGCATCGTTCGGAATCTTCGCCTGTAGTTCGGTGACTTTCGCGTTTAGCGTGTCGGTCTGAGCCTTTAGCTCCTGCACGTCGCCGCGAATCTCTTCGATTGTGGCGTTGCTCTGTTGGAGCTTGTCTCTGATCTCGGTGAATGTTGCCATGATTGTCTCCAGTTTTAAATTGATGGGATTGAGGACCACTTCGGCGAGCAACTTCCGGGCTTCCTCGCCAATGAGCTTTGCTTCGATTAGGCTGATCATGCTGCGCTAGACCATCGGAATCTGATATTCGCGCCACTTATCAATGACGCCCGCAGGCAACGCGGCCGCGCTCTTGGCCTGGACTTCGTACTTCACCTCCGGCCCTTCACCTCCGGGGTTATCCCAGAGATGCGCGGCGTATTCGAGGATGCCCGTGCGGATCAACTCCGGCACATCCTCGGGATCGTCGCCGTATCCGGTCCTGATGCGAACCTTCAGCCCCAGGCGGTCTCGGAAATACGGCAGCCAATCGTTGAATACCAGGTCTTTGCCGACGAGATAGTAACCGCTCGAGTCGGCAACGGTGGCTGTATTCTCATCGTCGTAGGTGGTGACACTCAGGACCGCTTGCGGATTGCCGCGCGGGATGACGAGATAGCCGACGCCATCGGAGGTGTCATACCAGACATCGAGCGTTTGGGTGATTAGGGCCCGCCTGGTATATTTTTCGCAGCGCTGGCGGGCGGTGACGAGCACCCGATCGATCGCTTCGTTATGCGCCGTGAGTTCGCCAGCGTCGGCCGGATCCGTCACCTTGGCGTGAGTCTTAAACTCGTCGCGCGATACCGGCTCGGTTGCTGGCGGCGTAACCACATCAATCCTGACAAACATTGGTTATCGCTTACGTCCCGGCAATTTACGATCAGGCACAAAGCGCACGGAAGGTCCGTCAATGGTGCGCGGCCTCTTGTCAGGCTCATCGAATACGGTTGTCGACATGCCTACCGGCTCGACCGCGTATTCATTCGCCTCGTTGTCAGGCGGCGGCATCATTTTGTTGAGCGGTGCGACGTCCATCTTGGTATCGCTGCGCGTAACCTCGTAAGGCACCGCAAGCCCCAGACGGATTAACTCATTGGCCCGCCATTCATCGACCTGATAGGTTTCGCCGCGCTTGACTGCGCCGAACTTCTTGATGGCGGTGATCCACTTTTTCATGTTTTCAACGCAGATTATTCCGCAAAATATTCCGGCCAAATGTGCTTATGCTTGACTGCAAAAAATAGGGCGCCATCCCTGGTGGAGACTCATTCAGATGCTTCCGAAGTCAGTGCTTTCGCGTTGTCAGCCAAATGCTTTGTAAGGGCAATAAACCCTTCTGTCTCCGACTTCTCGTCAAACCCTCGGAACTTTACTCTTGCGGGGTAGGCGTCGGTAACCCTGCCGTCTTCCTGGACCTCGAATACGATGGCCCATCCACAGAGGTGGATCAGCCTGTTCACCCACCAAAGCAGCCCATTAGACCTGAACTCTTCCCAAGTTTTACGCTCGATCATATTGGTCAGAAAAAAGAGGGCGCCCCACAGAGGAAGACGCCCTCGACAGCTAAGGGAGGGATTCGACTACGCACGCGGACAAAAGATTAAGATGACTTCTGAAACCGTTTATAGATTGCCAGTCGTATGTTTTCGCGTGCTTCCGGAGATTTTGGCCGGCCTTTGAGAGCCGCGCTCCGTGCCGATTTCTCATGCTCCGGCATTACGCGCCCCTTCGTGTACTGGTTGCCGAGCATCAATTGTCGGCGATACTCCACCTCTTCAGGTGTCCGTTTCCGTCCCAGGTTCAACTTGTTGCCGAGCATGTGCTGGCGGCGCTTTTCTTTGAACTCATCCGTATGCGGATGAGAGCCGAACTTGTTTCCGAGAACTGCCTGTCGCTGCCTCTCTCGAAAGACCGGATCAGCATTCATCTTCTTAGCGAGTTCTGATTTACGAGCCGACAATTCCGCTGGCTGCTTGACCCCTAAAGAAGAGCCGGCCGTAGGGCAGATGTTGTAACCGTGCCTCGGATCGTATGCCCGGGTATTATTCAGGTGATACTGCTCCCGCTCGATAAGACTGTCTACGTGGCATTGCTCCAGTACGGTGAATCTGAAAGCATCCGCACCGTATTTATTCCAGGCACGCTGGAGAAGCACGCTATGATGCTTCCCCAGTTTCAATAACGAGTAGTGAGTCTTGATTCTGTCTCTGACTCGAACAGCAGAGCCGATGTATGCCTTGCCAGACTCTAAGTGGATGATTGCGTAAACTCCGGATACCTTTCTTTCCGGACTGTTTATTTCCAACTTAGTGAAGGGGAATAACACACAACATTCTACTGTATAAGTAGTTGAGAATCAAGCAAATTGGCCTTCGACAAACGCGTCACTGCGATAGACCGCCAGCGCGATCCGCTCTTCAGCGAGGATGGTGATGAGGTTCCGGATGAAGTCGTCTTCGTTCTGGTTTGCGATCTGAACGGACGCCTCCATGCGGTCGAAGATCTGAGCGCCCAGCGGGAAGTTACCGACGAGGAAATCCCCCGAGGTCATCTGCAGCGACTGGAGCACAGGCAAACCCCAGATGCGCGGCGCCGCACCGCTGGCGGGATTGCTCATCAGATACGAGCCGGTGTTTGCCGATTGGCCCTCACCCGTCTTGACGAGCTCGATATCGTGCCAGTCTTCCGGATGCAGGACAACGTTGGTCGCCATGTACTTCGAGATGGTGACCTGAAGGATGGCGTGCCGGATTTGATCGATCTT